GCACCCGTGAGGCCACCATCCGGCCTTCTCGGCGTCTTGCTTGTCGTGCTGCTGGTCCTGCTGTTGATGGGGCGCGTATAGTGCAGGCCGTCCGAACATTTTGGAGGCGTTCGCCCATGGGCATGAACTGGATCACAATAATTGCGGTGGCTGTCATGACAGTCGCGATTGGCGCTCTAGCCGGCTTGGCCCTCATACAGGGGAGTATGGGGCAGTTCTTCATTGCGGGGTTCTGCACGCTTCTTCTCGCTGGCGGGCTCGTTCGCTTTGTGTTGATGGGGCGCGTGTGATGGCGCTGTTATTGAACAATACGGGCACTTTCCCCGCGAGCCTTGGGCCGCATAGCGAGTATCACGATAGCGTTTACGTCAGCCCGATCGACGGGGTTGCCGTACGACTGCCGAGGGGTCTCGACCGCATCGACGGTATCCTCTTCGAGGAACTCAAGAAAGCCGGCGAACTGATCCGCGAACTCCGCGCAGAGGTCGAGGCGCTCAAATCTAAAGTAGGTTGATTTAGATATGGCACCCGGCATCAAGACAGGCGGCAGGAAGAAAGGCACGCCGAACAAGACCACGGCTCTCCTCAAGGACGCGATCCTGCAAGCGGCGACCAATGCCGGCGGCGGCGATCTGACGGCCTACCTGCAGGTTCAGGCGCAGGAGAACCCCGGGCCGTTCATGAGCTTGCTTGGCAAGGTACTGCCGATGCAGGTGACAGGCGAGGACGGCGGGCCGCTGCAGGTAGTGTTCAAGACCGTCTATGACACAAATCGAGATTGAGCGGCGGATACGTTGGTATCAGCGCCCGCTTCACGAATACCTCGTCACTACGCCGGCTGCGAGAGCCATAGAGATTGCGCATCGACGCTGGGGCAAGGATGAGGTCGCTCTAGGGGCAACATGCGAACTGGCACACAAACGGGTCGGATCTTACTGGCACTGCTTGCCGGAATACGCACAGGCCCGCAAGGCGCTGTGGACTGCCGTTAATGCTCACACAGGCAAGAGGCGCATCTTCGAGGCGTTCCATCCCAGCCTGATCGAGAGCATGAACGACCAGGAGATGTTCATCCGCTTCAAGAACGGCTCGACCTGGCAGATGATCGGCTCCGATCGATATGACGCTACGGTGGGCGCAGGTGTCGCGGGCATCGTCTATTCGGAATGGGCGCTCGGCAACCCTTCGGCTTGGGCTTATCACCGCCCGATGCTGGAGGAGAACAACGGCTGGGCCCTGTTCATCACCACGCCTCGCGGCCGCAACCATGCCAAGGCCATGTACGACATGGCAAAGGACAACCCGAAGCGCTGGTTTGCTGAGGTGTCCAGCATCCACCAGACGAAGGCGCTGACGGAAGCACAGCTCGAAGAGAGCCTTGCCGAATATATCGCGCTCTACGGCGAGGACATCGGCCGCGCTCAGTTCGAGCAGGAATACGAGTGCAGCTTCAACGCGGCTATCCTCGGTGCATTTTATGCCCGCGAGATGGTGGCCCTTCGCAGGGAGAAGCGGATCGACCCCAACCTTGAGGCTGTGCCTGGATGGCCGGTTCACAGGGCTTGGGACATCGGCGTAAGGGACGACACCTCGATATGGTTCTTCCAGATCGTCGGGACGCAGCTCTTCATCCTAGACTGCTACAGCCAATCGGGCGTCGGTCTGGACCACTATGCGGAGATCGTCCACAAGCGCCACGCTGACTATGGCTGGGAGTTCGGCAACGACTTCGTCCCTCACGATGCCAAGGTGAAGGAATGGGGAACGGGTCGGACCCGCGTAGAGACGATGCAGGCTTCCGGCCTCAAGCCGCAACTGGTGCCTATGGCGACGAAGCTGGACGGCATCAACGCTGTTCGCCAGACGCTGCCAAGCTGTGTGTTCCACGAGAGATGCGAAGCGCAAGGCATTGCCGCTCTGGAACAATACCGTCGCGAGTGGGACGACGACAAGAAGACGTTCAAGGCAAACGAGGTGCACGACTGGTCATCGCACCTGTCGGACGCCTTCCGATACCTCGCGCTGTCGTGGCGCAGTGCTGCGGCTGCGATCGAGATCCCGAAATACACCATCCCTCAGGTTGGCAGTACGTTGGACGAGATGCACGCGCCGCCGCTTATGCCGGTGCGTAGACGCTAGGGCGGGACAACCCAAGGAGAACTGCAATGACCAAGGAACTCGAGATCCCTGCTGGCTTCCCGGACAACGTGAACCCCAGCCAGGAGAACATCAAGGCTTTCAACGACCAGCGCGAAGCTGATCAGAAGGCCGCGGACGAGGGCAAGGGCCCTGACTTCACCGAAGAGCGCATTGGCGAGGGCATCCGCGAGATCCCGACCGATGAGCGTGAGCCGGAAGCTTCCCCGGCCGGCAAGTCGCAGGTTCGCACCAAGAAGAACAGCGAGTAACCGATGATGCGTGAGACCGAGCTGGCAGACTCTTTGGAGAACTCCAGCGAGCCCAAAAGCTCGGCCTCTCTTCTCGAGGCGCTGGAGGACGCTCGCAAGAAGTTCGATGCTTATAACACGTTCTGCCGCAAGGTTGATGATGCCTTCACGCTAAGCAACCAGACGGACTTTGCCGATAACCACTTCGCCCTGTTCTGGGCGTCGATGGAGATCATGAAGCCTGCGCTGTACGCCAAGCCGCCTAAGCCCATCTCATCGCCGCGGTTCAAGGACGCGAGCCCTGTCGTCAAGACGGTGTCCGAACTCATCGAACGCTGCCTCGAGAGCGAATTCGATCGCACTGACGTTGATGGCGAGATGCTTGAGACCCGTGATGACCTTGCGCTCTCCAACCGCGGCGTCATGTGGGTAACGCTGGATAAGCAAGACGTCTGCATCGAGCATCTGGACCGCCTTGATTTCCGCCATGAGCCGGCCCGCAAGTGGTCTGAGGTAGGCTGGGTCGCTCGTCGCGCCTGGATGACCAAGAAGCAGATGAAGGATCGCTTCGAGAAGTCTTCTGGGGCCGCTTACGAGAGCGCAGAGTTTGAGGACCGCCGCGACAAGGACGACACATACGGCTCGACCGACAGCAGCGCCAAGGCTGGCGTGTGGGAAGTCTGGTCACGCGTTGACAACAAGGTCTATTGGGTGGCGGAAGGCTGCGACAAGATCCTCGATGAGGACAAGCCGCACCTGAACCTCTCGAACTTCTTCCCGTGCCCGAAGCCGGCATACGGAACGCGCCAGCGCCGTAGCCTCATTCCGGTGCCGGACTACAAGCAGTATGCGCCGCACCTTTCGCAGATCAACGACCTGACGGGCCGCATTTATGTGCTGCTCAACCAGGTCAAGCTGAAGGTCCTGATCCCGGCGGGCGGCGACATTGGCAATGCGGTAGAGACGGCTTTGTCGTCCACCGACGATACGATCGTTATTCCGGTGCCGGCGGCTGCCTTCGCGGGGAGCGCGACATCTGGCGGTCTGATGATGACGATCCCGCTTGCGGATGTCGCCCAGACCATTCAGGGCCTCATTGAAGCACGTGGGCAGCTCATCGACGACTTCTACCAACTTTCCGGCATCAGCGACATCATGCGCGGCGCCACGGAAGCGCAGGAGACGCTTGGAGCACAGCAGCTCAAGAGCCAGTACGGTTCCGTCCGTGTCCGCGACAAGATTGACGAGCTGCAGCGCATCGCTCGCGACACCGCGGCCATCGCTGCCGAGATCATCGCGGAGAACTACAGCCAGGAGAAGCTTCTGGAAGTCTCGCAGATGACCATCCCGACGAAAGCCGAGGTGGAGCGCAAGACGAAGGAGCTTGAAAAGGCGGCAAAGGACGCGCTCACCGAGCTGAAGCAGGAGTTTGAGGAGAACGCTGCCCAGCAGACGGAGGAAATCGATCCGGAGCAGGTCAGGCAGGCCTTCATCCAGAAGCAGCAAGAGATCATGGCGCAGTATACGCCGATGATCCGCGAACTGAGCACGACCGTCGTCATCGAAGACGTGATGAAGATGCTTCGGGACGAGAAGGTGCGCAATCTGGTCATCGATATCGAGACGGATTCCACCATCATGACGGACGAACTTGCCGAGAAGCAAAGCCGCAACGAGTTCCTGACGGCATTCGGTGGCGCTTCGCAGTCGGTTATGCCGCTCATGCAGGCCGGCGAGGCGGGAGCAAAGCTTGGCGGCGGAATCCTCAAGTTCGCGCTTCAGCCGTACCGGGCAAACCGCGAGCTTGACGACCTGATCGATGACTTCGTGGGCGAGGCCGGTAACCTTCCGACCGAGGGCGGCGGAGAAGAGCAGGCGGCTCTAATCGCGGCGCAGAACAAGCTTGCCGAAGCCGAGATGGCGAAGGCCCAGGCCCAGACCATGAAGGTGCAGGCCGACGCTCAGGCCAAGATGCAGGAGATCCAGCTTAAGGCTGCTGAAGCCTCCAGCAAGGCACAGGCAGACCAGCAGAAGCTCATGCTCGAGGTCGAGAAGACCCGGGCTCAGACGGCTGAGGTCGAAGCCCGCATCGAGAAGGTCTTTGCCGAGATACAGAAGATGGGCATCGACGCATCGAACCAGACCCGCCAACAGGACCGCGAGGACGTGAAGACGTCCGCCGATATTCAGGCCCGTCAGGTTGATCAGGCGATGAGCGCACAGGACCGCCAGCGTCAGGCTGTCGAAAGCGAGCGCAGCGCCGAGATGAGCGAACGTCAACAGTCCTTCAACGAGCAGCAGGGCGACCGGCAGCTTACGCTTGCTGAACGTGATGCAATACGGGAGCCGGCAGAATGAGCGGCTTTCCTGTCGTCATCGTTGAGAAGGGCGGTTTCCCGGTCAAAGCCGTAGAAACCCGCGCTCCTACCATGATGGTCGCCGAAAACGGTATGGGCGTCCCCATCGTGCTTTCCGAAAGGGGCGCACCCTTCATCATCGAGGGGCTTCCCGAACCTGAACCTGAACCCGAAGGAGACTGACATGTCGAACCCACGTAAGCTTATCGCATTGGGCATGGTGCCCGAACTGGCGAAGGAAGTTGCAGCACAGGCCGATGGAGCAGCCGGCGAGGCAATCACCAGCATCACGGCCATCACGACCGCCGATGCAACGGATGCAACGACGGCTGCCGCGCTGGCTAACGCCTGCAAGGCCAAGATCAACGCCCTGATTGCGGCTCTGAAGGCCTGATGACAGTGAGCCATACCTTTCCGCGATCAAGGATGGCGGCGTTAAGATCACCAGCTACGAAGCCTGCCTTAATATTGGAAATCTGGTCGCGGATTTCTTGAACCTCATCCGTGAACTTGGGCCATCCCCAGTTCCCGTCCTGCTCAGTTCCACGGCGAAAGAGCGCATCGCATAGCTTGTCTAGCAGGTCTGCCAGCTTGGCGACTTGTTCGTCAGTTTTGTGACGATCGATAGTCTCGTGACTCACGTTTTGCCCTCTCAAGTTGGAGAGGTGAAGACTACCACATCCTTCCCTCAGAACCAAGGAATACAGCAGATGACCCAGCGCCTCTGCCGCGTTTGCATGTCCTGGCATGATGTGGAGAACTGGCCTCCGAAGTGCGTGTCAGTTCGAAGCGTAGCCCGATCGGACCTGCCGTTCCCCCAGCTTATCCGCGACTTTGACGAGCCAGTGCAGTCGATGGCGGATGGGCAGTTCTACACCAACAAGGCCGCATTGCGCCGGTCATATCGAGCCGATGGAAACCCCCAGGGCATCGCCTATGAGGAAGTCGGCTCGCAAGACACCCGTACAGCCCCGGAGCGCAAGCCGATCACCGAGGCTGAAGTTGCAACCCTGCTCGACAAGGCAGAGGCCAAGATAAGCCGCGGCGAGATCCCGCAGGCTACCACCTAAGCATCCTTCCCTCAGAACCAAGGATACCCTCAGCATGACCGACAACCAGTCGGCTGCGGAAGCAGCCTATTCGACTCATATCGAGCCCAGCGCTCCCCTTGATGCCGCTTTGCCGGCCGGTGTTCCCGACGCTCCCCCGCAGGAAGTCAAGGAAGCCCCGAAGGTGGAGGACAAGGCAGCAAAGCCCCTTACGGCTCGCGAGACCCTTTCCAAAGCCCTTGATGCCGCCGAGGCAAAGGAGAAGGAAGCCGAGGAAAAGGCAAAGGTCGAGAAGGTCGAGGCAAAGCCTGAGGATAAGGCTGCAAAGCCGGATGAGAAGGCCGTCGAGGCGAAGCCGGAAGACAAGACCCAGCCCGACAAGGCTGACAAGAGCGCCGCTCCTGCAAAGGACGACGCAACCGGGCAGGAAGGAGCGGATAAGCCGCGTGCTTCTGAGGGGCGCAGCCATCACGAGCCGCCCGCCCGGTTCCTACCCAAGGCCAAGGAGGTATGGGGCAATGTTCCTCATGCCGTGAAGGCCGAAGTCGCCCGCCTCGTGCAGGAGCACGACACGGAACTGACGCAGTACCGGGAAAGCCACGAATTCCGGCAGAAACTGTCAAAATTCGAGCAAATGGCGAAGCAGCATAACACGACCATTGCCGATGCGCTCGAGGACTACACCGCCG